TATCACCCGGACGAGTACAGAATGGCGATGTTCGTGAACGATATCGAAGTCGATGAGAAGGTCTTAATGACAGGCGAATTCGACATCACATTCAACTGCAAACCGCAGAGATGGCTGACGAGTGGCGAAACACCCGAAACAATAGGCGAGTGGGGTGCTACGAAAACTGCGAGTGGCGAGATAGTCACTATAGAGAGCGAGGGCGGAGAGGCAGCAAAGAGCCTTGAAGTCTCCCTTGAGCCAATCCAAGACCTCAACGGCTACGATGCTCCGTGGGTAGGTGGTGCAGGGAAGAACAAGTTGAACTTGCCCGATGGCACATTTTCCTCGGCAGGTGTAACCGCAACTGTAACGGATGGAGTTATCACCTTTTCGGGAACTGCGACAGCTGATGGTTGGATTCAGTTCGCTACAGGACTCTCATTGGATGGTGGAACTTATACGCTAAAAGACTTTGCGAGTAAAACATTGCCGAGGGCAGCAAGCTCAAGGTGTCAGATTTACTCGACTACTGCTAGTGGGGGCATTAACACTAATTGGACAACAACGGATTCTGTTACCGCAAGCCTTGCTTCGGCAAGTAATTATTTCTGCCGTACAAGGATTACGAACGGAGATAATTATAATGGAGTAGTTCTGAAGCCGATGCTCGTTGTCGGCTCAACCGCACCAACAGAATTTGAACCATACGAAAACATCTGCCCTATCAGCGGACGGACATCGGTGGACACAATAGTATCACCGACAACATCCGCAACAGACGGACGCACCTACACAACCGCACTTGGACGCACAGTATATGGCGGTACTCTTGACGTAGTGAGCGGTGTGCTTACTGTTGATAGGGCGATGGTGGATTTGGGTACGCTGACTTGGACGGCTTACGGAGCAACAGCATCCTATGACCGCTATATAACAGCGGGCATCGACTCGACAGTAAAAGAGGGTACTGTTGGAGTCTGTTCACACTTTTTAGGTAGCCGTACTTTTGCGGTTGGCAACATCGTTATCGGTAGCGGTGGTTCAAAGTTGTCTGCATTTACTACAAAAGGTCAGTACGCATCAGCGTCTGCTTTCAAGACAGCTATAAACGGTTCGACTTTTGTCTACGAACTTGCCACACCACAAACCTACCAACTGACACCACAGCAGATAAGTCTGTTGGTAGGCGAAAACCATGTGTGGTCGGACGGAGCAATCACGTTGCAGTACGGAGACGACCCGAACTCTTTATACAATCCGACTCAGTACGATGCGAGTCCGCTGTTAGCGGTGGACGGGTACGGCACGATAAGTTTCAACGGTTACGACATAGAAATCACGTCAGGCGACTATGGTGATATAACCATCGCGTCGCCGGCAGAGTTTTATGCGAACAACTTTTCAATAACTATCCCCGCAGAATATATCAAAAGCGGCGATACGGTGACGTTGAGCGGATTGGCGATCCATTGTCGTGTGAAGTTTAGCGATCCAAGCCCGTACCATTTTTATGGAGACGGTCGTACAACGCCTACACCTACCGACTCCCAGCCAACTGCGACAACAAGATTTTTAAATCAAGCTCTGCCTCTTTACGGTACGAAGTTGATTACTTTAATTACCGCAATCCCTAATATTACGTTTACTCTTGGCACAAGCGAAACATGGGAGAACGTGGCAACGGTTGCTGATTTACAAGTAACCGAAGATTACGGAACCACACTACTTGTAAAAACGACTCTTGCGATTACCGATACAGTAGCGTATGACGCAACAACACAGACCATCACAATTACGCAAGCTATGACACACAGCCCTGATGGGGATTATGCTTCTGAGCTTTCTTATGATCCTTTTGGATATTCAAGATACCCATCAAGAATCGAGTCCGTCGTAGTCAATTCAACGATGACATATCTCGGAGAACCGACATACATCGACTGCGATTTAGGCGAGGCGTACAAAATCGAAAACGGCACATTCATATCGCTGAACAGCTATATCGACCTCGGATCTGATCTGCCTACACTCGCAAGCGGTCAGAATGAGATAACGATAGATGACACTATTACTAACTTGGAAGTGACTCCGAGGTGGTGGAAGTTATGATTCCGATTCTTTATGAAGCAAACGAAACAGATTTTGAGTCGAACGGACTCGGAAGATTAAGGGACTGCATATCGTGCAAAGTCACCGAAGAGCGTAACGGGGTTTACGAGTGCGATTTTGAATATCCCGTAGACGGGTCAAACTACAATCTAATAAGGCTCGGACGCATTATTGCCGTCGAGCACGATGAGACGAACGACGTTCAGCCATTTGACATAGTTTCATATTCAAGGCCAATAAACGGAGTCGTATCATTCCACGCCGTACACGTTTCTTACAGACAAAGCAAACTGACCGCATCGGGTACGAACATAAACAGTCTTGCAGACGCTTTCACAATGCTCGGAACGGCAACGCCTGACAATCCGTTCCATTATTGGACGGACAAAACGAGCGAGGGCTATATGAGCGCAGCTGACGGGACACCGTACTCAGTCCGTCAGCTACTCGGGGGAACAGAGGGATCAATCCTTGACACCTATGGGGGCGAATACGAGTGGGACAAATGGACAGTCCGTTTATGGGCGTCTCGTGGCAGAGAGCGGAATTTCACTGTCAGATACGGCGTGAACATGCTCGATTACAAGGACGAAACAGACTACTCGGAATCGTACAACGCTATGGTGCCGTATTGGAAAGGAAACGACAACGCCGGCAACACGCTCGTCGTAAAGGGTGCAATGGTTTCATCGGGAGTCAATTCCAATTCAGGACGTACAGAGTGCGTGCCGTATGATTTCACGGACAAATTCGAATCACAGCCGACAGCGTCACAGCTTGAAACACTTGCGGATGCTTATATGAGAGAGGCACAGCCATATCTGCCAGCTCAAACTATATCGGTTGATTTTATAAGACTTGCAGACTCGCCTGAGTATCAGCAGTTTGCAAAGCTACAAGAGTGCAAACTTTGTGACACGATTAGGGTAATATTCCCGAATTACAAACAAGCGGGATATTTCAAAATCGTTAAAACAGAATACGATGTACTCCTTGAACGCTTTACATCGCTGGAACTCGGTTCATTGTCAACGACTCTCGCTGAAGCGTTGGGTGTAGGGCTTGGAACATCAGGCAAAGAGGCTGAAAAGGTCGTAGTAGACTACGTTACCGAAACGGGCACGTCGAACGGCTTCACATATAGAAAGTGGTCAAGCGGGGCACTCGATGCCGAAAGAGTGTGGGACATCGGACAATACACAGTAAGCACGGCTTACGGTACGGGACTCCGTGTTGGGGGCGAGGTCACTGTTTCGCAACCGTCGAACATGACGAGTGGATCCATAGAGGTTACGCTGTTAGGGAACTCATCTAATTCGGCGATTTTTCTTGAACACATTTCGGCGACAAAATTCCGAATTGTAAAAGTATCAGCCACCAACGTGACTCTGAACAACGTGACTCTCGCTCTCCGCTTAATAAACGGCAGATGGAAATAGAAAGGAACAACAATGGATAAAAAGTTTTGGGAGGCGACGGGGATCCGTGCGCTAAGGACGTTTCTGCAAGTCATACTTGCGGTATGGACAGCGGGTCAGCTGATTACAGAGGTCGATTGGAAACTTGTTCTCCTGTCGGCCTTTTCTAGTGCGGTGTATTCCGTACTGACGTCAATCCTCACGGGGCTCCCGGAAGTGGATTATGAAAAGCACATCCACATGAGCAAAGAAGAGCCGGAGGACAGCGAGGTCGAGGACTATGAGGTGTTCGACTACGGAGACGGAGAGGAGTTTGCCGATGGGGAAGAGTAACACGGAACAACTTAATATCGCTAAGAAGTATCTCGGTAAAGGTGGTTCAAAGTTCCGCAAGTTCTGCGGGCTACCAGCGGGAGCTGCGTGGTGTGATGCGTTCGTGACGACTATATTTGCAGAGGCGGGTAACAGCCCGCTTTTTTGTAACGGCACAAAGCAGACATATTGTCCAACCACAATGAAGTGGTGCGAGAAAAACCTCGCATCCGTTCCGCCATATCTCGCATTACCATCGGATATCATCTTTTTCGATTGGGAACCGAATAGCGTACCGAATCACATCGGATTCGTCCGTGAGCGGAAAGACTGTGACGCAATCTACACCATCGAGGGCAACACCAGCGGGGGCATCGTTGCAAACAAGCTGAGGAACACAAAGTACGTTTGCGGTATATTCCGCCCGCACTTCAAAGCATCGTACAAGATCGGCACTCTTGAGGTTGACGGACTATTCGGTTACAGCTCGATTGCAATGCTTCAGAAAGTGCTGAACATAGACGTTGACGGAATCCTCGGGCAGGGCACAGTCAAGGCGTTACAGCGTAAATGTGGCGTGTCTGCTGATGGTCTGTGGGGCAAGTCCACAAGTAAGGCCGTACAGAAAATGCTCGGTGTAAAGGCAGACGGACTGTTTGGCCCGGCATCTGTAAAGGCGCTTCAGCGGTGGATAAACAAACAGGCGTCCCCCTCGCTCCCTGACAAAATAATGGACGCTTGCATCGCTCAGTCCGTATGGATGCAGAACGCTGTGTACAAGTGGGAAAGTAAGCCGACCATCGCAAAGTCCAAGTACAAGGGAACGTGCGTTACATACGTTGCTTGCGTGCTCCAGCGGCTCGGATATTTGAAGCCGGGCGAGTTCGTGTGGCAAAGCGGAAGAGGGTACGGCGACGGCAAAGTCTACGGAACCAACAACCGCATGACTGTAACATATTGGCACAATGTTCCGCTCAAGTCACTCAAGGGAAAGCTGAGGAAAGGCGACATAGTTCTGCTCGACGATAACAAGAGCGGAGAAAAGGGCGGAGGCGGTCACATTTTCATTGCCACAGGTGCCTGGTCAGGCGACGATCCGATGATATGGGACAACGAAACCGCTAAAAAGGGGCGCAAATCAAGAGCGTACAACGGCAACAGAAAAGTCCTTGCTATTGTCAGATTAAAGTGAGGTGAGGGGCATGACAGATAATTTGATCATTGCAGCAATCGGATTTATAGGGGCGTTGTTCGTTGTCCTCAAGCCGTTCCTCGACCTCAACACGAATATTACGGAGCTGAAAACGTCGATTGATAACTTCAAGGCATCAGTTGACAAGCTGGACTCCCGCATCACCAAACACGGAGAAGAGATAGACAAACTTAAAGAGACGGTTGCTGAGCATGGCGTCAGGATCGAAAATCTTGAAAAGAAATAAGAGGTGAATTTAATGGAAAAGCAGATAATAACTTTTTCAGCTAATGAACAATGCTTACAGAAAACCGGGGGCGTCGATTGTTATGCGTCAAACACGGTCGCCTACATCGAGGCCCGTTTCGATCTCGGTGATAACTGGAGCGGTTACGACTCAGTTCGTGCCGTGTGGTTTACGGATTTTGTCGGCGGGATCTCGACCGTGCTCGACTCTGACGGCGTGTGCATAGTGCCTTATGAGGTGCTGACACGCAAGAATGAAGTAAAAGTAAATCTCGTTGGCTCTATCGCAGACGGGAACGTACTGACCGATAGACTCACGACTTGCCCGGTCATTGCGCTGACGATAAAATGCAACGCACAAATCATTGGCACCGAAACGGCAGCCGTCACACCATCCCAATTTGAGCAGTTTGTAAGCATCGTCAGGTCAGACGTTGCAAAAGTAACAGGAATGTCTGCTGAGGCGGTCACACTTCCTGCGGGGTCTGACGCTACTGCATCGTACTCGGACGGTGTGCTGACTCTCGGGATACCAAAAGGCGACAAGGGCGAACAGGGTGCTACGGGTCCAGAAGGTCCACAAGGCCCGAAAGGTGACACGGGTTCCACAGGTCCACAGGGCGAACGTGGTCCACAGGGTATACAGGGCGAACAGGGACCAAAAGGTGATACAGGTGCTACGGGTCCTATAGGTCCTGCAGGTCCACAGGGTGAGACAGGACCGCAAGGTGCTACAGGTCCGCAGGGACCGCAGGGTGAGCAGGGACCAGTCGGACCACAAGGTCCAGCGGGTGCAGATTATGTTCTGACTAACGCAGACAAAATAGAAATCCGTGATGCAGTTTATGCTCTTATAGAACCAGCAGAGGGGAGTGATTATTAATGGGAATCAAAACAGTACAAGACACATCACTTACATCGGTAGCGAACGCTATCAGAGTTAAAGCGGAGATATCCGGCACACTTGAGTTTCCTGATGAGTTTGTATCAGCTATACAGAACATCTCGACAGGGATAACACCAAGTGGCACAAAGACCATAACGGAGAACGGAACATACGATGTCACAAACTTTGCATCAGCTGATGTAAATGTCAGCGGTGGCGGTGGCGGTGTGTCTGTTCCGCCTAAAGAAGTAAACTTCTATGACTACGATGGCACTGTGGTAGATGCCTATACTGCAACGGAATTTGCCAATCTGACAGCCATGCCTGCGAATCCTACACACGATGGACTCACAGCGCAGGGATGGAATTGGTCGCTTGCTGACGCAAAGGCATACGTTGCGAAGTACGGCAGACTGAACATAGGTCAGATGTACGTTACCACAAGCGGTGACACAGAGATTGACATTCAGCTCGGAATCGGCAGGAACAAGCCGTATCTCGGATGTTGTCCGAATGGCACAGTAGATATCGATTGGGGCGATGGTTCTGCTCACGATACGTTAACAGGAACATCCACAAGTACGCTGAAATCCATTCAGCATATATATCCTGACACAGGCGAGTTGTTTACTATCAAACTGCATATGGAGTCAGGGGAACTTGGGTTCATAGGCAGCAGTTCAAGTTCAACAGGCTCGCAGGTAATATATAACGGAACTGCATCGATATCGGATGGGCAACGAGCATATCAGAACGCAGTCAAAGAGATACGCTGTGGCAGTCATGTGACGAACATCGGCACCTATGCATTCAACTATTGCTCTTCGCTTACATCAGTAACGATATCTGAAAATGTAACGCACATAAATGGCTATACGTTCTACAATTGCTACTCGCTCACATCAGTAACTATACCTGAGGGCGTGACGAACATAGTCAGCTATGCGTTCAACTCTTGCTCTGCGCTCACATCGGTGACGATACCTAAGAGCGTGACGAGAATAGAACAGCAAGCGTTCTACTATTGCCACTCGCTCACATCAGTAACTATACCTGAGGGCGTGACGAGCATAGGTCAGCAAGCGCTCCGCAATTGCTACTCGCTCGCATCAGTAACTATACCTGAGGGCGTGACGAACATAGGCAGCAATGCGTTCAACTCTTGCTCTGCGCTCACATCGGTGACGATACCTGAGAGCGTGACGGACATAGGCAACGGGGTGTTCAACTCTTGCCGTTCATTCTCATATGTCATCTTTGAGCCGACAACTCCTCCAACAGCAGGAGCAAATGCATTCGGAAGTTTTCCATCCGACCTTGTAGTCTACGTTCCTGCAGGAACATTGTCGGCATATCAGTCGGATTCGAACTACTCAGGCATAGCAAGCAAGATGGTGGAGATGAGCGCATAACATAGGCAGGTCGGAGACGGTCTGTAGGATCACCTCCTCTTACATAACAAGAAGGCCCGGGGATAATACCTCGGGTCTTTTTGTGTGCGTCCTTTTTGCGTCCTTTTTTCAAAAAACTGTTTTTAACGCAACTCCAATGATGTCAACGTGTTGGAGCGTTAGACGTTGATTTTTCAATGTTTCACGTATAACAGCATATATCAGCATAAATCACGATATAACGGTTCTGATGGGTTCAAATCCCCCTCTCTCCGCCACAGAAGCGCTGTGATTTCAACTATCACAGCGCTTTTTTATTGTCTTCGTGCGT